GCGTTTTGCTCCTTGGGTTAAAGCCGATAAGTTGAAAAACTTGGAGTATATAAAAGAATATTATGGTTATAGTAATGAGAAGGCAAAACAAGCACTATCAATACTAAATGATGACCAGATAACCACTATTAAAAATAGTTTGAATAAAGGTGGAAGAAAATGAACGATATTGAATGGCATCAAGAAAAGATGCTAGAAGTAAAACTTAATGAACCTGATGACTTTTTGAAGGTTCGTGAGACCTTGTCTCGCATTGGAGTTGCTTCTCGTAAGGAGAGAAAACTCTATCAATCTTGCCACATTCTACATAAACAAGGCAAGTACTACATTGTCCATTTCAAGGAACTCTTTGCACTTGATGGTAAGGACACTAATCTGAATGAGAATGATATCTCTCGCAGAAATTCAATCGCTGGACTTTTGGGTGATTGGGGACTAGTAGAGATTGTTGGAGACTCAGAGCCAAAGGCTCCATTGTCACAGATTAAGGTTATTGCTTTCAAGGAGAAAGATGAATGGATTCTGGAAACCAAATACAACATTGGTAAGAAGAGAGTAGAATAATTGGCACAGTCTTTTTCGTCCTTTATTGCTGAGGAACCTAAACAGAAACCTTATGAACTAGTAGTCTTTAACCATCATGGGGAGTCTATTAGAGATGTTGATAAGGAAGAAGGGTTAACCGACAACGATAAAGTTATCATAGCATCTGCAAAAGAAGCAGGCATTAAATTGCACATGGTTGATTTTGTGGGTGGTTATGTGACAGAAAAAGGTGGGAAGAAATTTCTACACTCTTTCCCAATTGATAAAGATGGTTTGGTTATGCCAGAAAAGGGTGAACCAAAGTATCAAGAACCAATTGAACTAGATCCAGAAAACACACTGATAATGCCTAGAGGACTAGGTACACTAGGATTTACAAGCAGTAGATATTGGTGTGATATGATAATGGATTTAGAACTAGATGGTTTCACAACAGTTCCATCTATTAAATGTTGGGACAACTGTTCTAGTAAATACTTGACAGATGTTCTATGTAGAAAGGCTGGACTGAGAACACCAAAGACAGTTGCAATTGCACACTCTGAAGATACAGAACGTGCAGTAAAAGAGCTTGGTGGAAAGTTTCCTATAATTTTAAAATCATCAACTGGAACTCAAACAGGAGTTGGTGTTGTTATCATTGAAAGTATGCGTTCATTGAATGCTGTTGTACAGATGATTTTGTTGTATAACAAATATCTGCCAGTGATTATCCAAGAATACATCCCACTAGAATACGACATTCGTATTATGGTGTTAGGAGATAAAGTTCTTGGAGCAATGAAGAGAAATGTGATAACAGATAAGAAAGATTTTCGCAGTAATGTTTCGTTGGGTGCAGACGCAGAACAAATCGAAATTACTGAATTAGAAGCACAGGATGCCATCACGGCTGCAAAGGCTGTAGATGGAGTATTGGTTGGTGTTGATGTAATACCATCAAAAGATAGAGAAAAAGAAAAACCTATTATACTAGAAGTAAACAGTATGCCTGGTTTTAGTGGTATTGAAAAGGTTAACCAAGAAGATGGTAGTTTGGTTACAAGTATTCTAAACTACTTTAAAGATCGCAGTACATGGAAAAACTTGGAGAATAAATGATGTTACTTGATGCAGTAAGAAAACACGCAGAAGGACATATTGCAAAGCACAAAGCAAATGTTCTTGTGTACCTAAACAATCCAGCAGGGATTGGTGAACACCCAGATATTATTGAAGCCATTGAAGGTGAACTTATGGAGATGGCAAAATATCAAGACCAACTAGAGATGTTGGATAAGCATTTTGCACACGAAGAACAAACTCAGTATACCCTTTTCTCTTGACATTAACCCCTAATGGTGGTATCTTTACATTATGAAGTTTTATACACATGTTGCCCAGTGGGGCAATCAATTACTTGTTCGTGCCGTAGAGAATGGTGTTCGTTCTAACTTTAAAGTAAAGTACGAACCTACTCTTTATGTACCAGTTCAAAAAGAAACTGGTTGGAAAACATTGGATGGCAAGAATGTCAATCCAATGAAATTCCTTACAATCAAAGAAGCAAAAGAGTTCGTAGAAAGATATGAAAGTCAGCCGCATTTAGTTTATGGGCTGACTAATTTTCCGTATACCTACATCTCAGAAAAATACCCAAAACAAATTCAGTTCGACAGTTCGCAAATGCGTATTGTCACTATTGATATTGAGGTGGAGTGTGAGAACGGTTTTCCAAATGCCGATCAAGCACTTGAACCTATGTTGTCTATTACTATCAAAAACCATGACACTGGACGTATCAAGGTTTGGGGTTTACACGATTACCATAATGATAGGGAAGATGTTCAGTACATCAAGTGCCAGACAGAACGTGAACTTCTGGCTCAGTTCCTTGCGTGGTGGGAAAGTGACCATCCAGACGTAATCACTGGTTGGAACACAGAGTTCTTTGATATTCCCTATATTTGTAACCGTATCAAATCCGTAATGGGTGAGGACGCAATGAAACGTCTATCGCCTTGGGGCGTTGTGAGTTCTCGTATGGTGAACTCTGGTTACGGC